GAGGTCAGCCCCGACAATAAAGCCACGAAGTATGGCTTTAGTCACGTCCCATTGCTGGACGTTGGTGGCATCCTTAAGGTCCGACGACAGCACGTACTCATTTGCCGCCAGTTCTGGCGGCTTGAGACGGCACAGCGCCTTAGAGGCCTCCCAGGCCTGATCCTCTCGGTGAAAACTCGAGAAGACGCTGGGATGCCATTGAAGAACATCAATGAGCACATGAGCCAAAGGCGCCTGTAAAATGTTAAGCCAGTACTCAGAGACGGTGACCCACCGTGCTTTATTTCCGAGTTCTGGCTTAACTACCGCACGTAAATGTGGAATTGGCTCACGATCCAGCCATGCGACATACATGAGCTGCTTCCCAAGAGCACCATCCAGCCCGACAAATCTGCCTGGCTGGTCCTTAATCAAGGTGTACTCTTGAAGGAAGTCCACGTCGCCGTACGGCGACGGGAGGACCATGAGCCAATCTCGAAAAGCTGTTCGCCAGAGTGCCTCACCAGGAACATGGTGAACAACACCGAACGGTGTTGTTTCGGCACGGTATGCAGACGGTACCCTAAGGAGATGTCGCCTTAGGGCCGCCATGCATGCCTGGGCTTGCGCCCCTCGATGGCAAGGAAAATTTAGCTCACCGGATGTCGTTACCGACATGTGGGCAGCGGAGTCCTGTACAGGATCCCCGCGCCGAATGGTGCGGCAGACCTCGCCGATTCGGCGAGCCGCAGCGCCCATGTCAGCTACGACTTCGGTCGAAATTTCGGCCGGTTCGGTGAGCACCCGGATGAAGTCCTCTTTTGAGGCCTCAATTGTCCGTGAGCCCATAAACGGCATCTGGCGCGTAGACGACAGGTGTGACACCTGCTGTAACTGCTTCTGGGTCGGAACCGGCCCAGTGCAGTCCGCCAAGAACCGAAGGTGGCTCAAACAACGGTAAATATTTGTCGGGGGTAAAACTACAGGCTGTTCAGTCTGTAGACCCGACACCCGATTAAACTCATAGGCAGTCCAAACCTTCCATTGGTCAACCAGAGATTTCAGGTTGAAGGCCCCCACGCGGAACATCTTCCGAACTACGCGGCGTAAAAGCCGCAGGTCGGGGGCCCCTACTTGGAAGGCAAGAGGGTCGGCGCAGAACACTGCATCAACAAGACCGTTGATGGCGTCCAAAATCCGGCGAAACTGCCGGATGGGCCTGGCGGCTAGGATCCTAGCCATCCGGGCCCCAACGCCAACCTCTATCACAAGACGCCTATAAATCCCCTGTGCCCTTCTGGAATCCCAGAAGATCAACGTCTCCCTCTGCTGCAGGTCGAGACTTCGACCTTTATAATTCGCAGAGAGGAAACCGCCTGGCATGTGATACGAAACGAACTGTTTCGTGTCACCAGGGTTGTTGACTGGTAAACCCAGCACCGGAAATATCCGGTGCCAAACAGTAATTGTACGGTTCTCGCCAACGCATTCCCGAAGGGTGTGCGCTTCGACGAGTTCCATAAGCTCCTGCTTTGGC